ATATCCTTGAAGAGCATTGATACATTTTACAATTACTTCATTACTATTATAATTAGGCAGAACAATTATATCAAAATCTACAGCAATATTAATAATATATCCGTTTTTAATATTAACTGTATCTCCAATCATTCTATATTGGGATAGATAGGTTTTTAAATTATTTTTTAATGCTAAAGAAGGAGTTTTAAGTTTTCTATTATTATCAAACGCTAAACAAAATAAATCTATTACAGCAGCATTTTTATCTGTGAGTGGGGTAGTGTTTACTTGGGATGGTTGGGCTAAAACTTTAGCTATTGAACCATATTGTGATGGTAAACTTAAAGCTCTTACTAAATAATCATCTTGGGTTACTGTTCTTAATTGTGATTGAAATTGAGCAATAGAGTTTTGTTTAATTTCTTGTAAAGAATCACCATCGCCCCCACCATAAGCTGCTTCTAAATTAGTAACTTGAAGTGAATCAAATATATCTTGAGCGGTTGCTGTTGTTAAATTATTAGATAAAAAACTTACTTTAGCATTTTTATTAGAAATAGTAGTAATTGTATTACTTTGAACATTAGCAACAGTTCCACCTCCTACTAAATACCTTACAGTTAAGGTAGTATTTGAAGGAGCAATACCATAACTATCTGTAAAGATAAAATTAGATGGTGAAAATGCTGTTGTTAATTTGTCTTTCTCAAATGGTAATCCTAAACCAACATTGTCAGGATTAGGAACAATATTCTCATCATTATTAGCTACTACACCTGAACCAAATTGGCTTTGGAGAGTGTCATTATCTATAAATCTAGATACAAATCTTCTATCTGCTTGTTTTAATTTTAGTAAATATGGGGTATCGGAGATATCTGATGAGAAATTTGGGTCATTTGTGTTTGTATTTTTAACAGAATCAAACACGACATCTTGGGCTAAATAATCTACTTCATACCAAGTATTACCATTAGAATCAGTAATATCTAAAATACCAATAATATTATTAGCATTAATGTCTCGTGTTGCGAACTGCTCATTAGCCCCAAATGTAAATGTTGTAGTTTGGAGTTGGGCAGAAATAGCATTACGGGTTTTGGTTAAAAGAAATCTTTCAGGAACCCCACTACTAACTAAATAGGTTGATACTGATGTGGGGTCTAGAGAACTAGAAAATGAAAAGTCTACATTATCAGCAATTAAAAATGATTGGTTTGAACCAACATTGGCTGATAGTTGTAAATTTTCTTGAATTTTTAGAGCATAATCAAAATCAGGGATATATACTCCTCCTACAAGTTTAGAAGGTACTTGTTGTTGAATTGTAATTTTAACTGATGCCGCTGAAGTAATTTTGGGTCTGTAACCCATCATATAAGCTAGACTAAATATGTTACTTTCTTGTTGGGCGTATTGGAGAAAATTTTCTTGAATCTGTGTGTCAAGATAAAATGATAAAGTATCACCTACATAAGAGGCCATATCTATAAAGATACTTCCAGGTGAAGACGGTGAAAAATCATTATAGGATTCAGGGTAATAGGTTTTAGTAAACTCTATTAACTGTTGTCTAAAAGATGAAAAATCTTTATTTAAATACGATATTTGTTTATTTTCAGCCATTACGCAAAGTTTATATTTATTTGATCTTCTATACCAAAATTCACAATAGTGTAAGTGATGTTACAATTAATAACATTATAATCTTCATTTCCACTTACAATAACTTCTAAAATTTGTACTAGTGGAAATTGTTCTTTAATTGAATCTTGGATTCTTTTTTTTAAAAGATCAAGTGAAGGTGATTCAATTTGTTCAAAAACAAATTCTCTTAGATTAGCCCCGAAATTGGGTTGCATTACTCTTTCACCTTTATTAGTTAGGAAAAAATTAATTAAATTATTTTTAATTTGATCTTGTGTAGAATAATTTGACTTAAAAACAGCATCTCCTGCTCCACTAAAAGGTAGAGAAAGACCCAATGCTCTACTAGGAGTTTGATCTTGTGGAAATTTATTTGCTATTCTTCGAGCCATTATTTACTATTTAATAATCCCATAATTTGATCCATACTAACATTTCCTTCAGGTAATGAGCCATTTACCATATCTGTAGATCCTTGAGGTCTAAAGGATTGGGCGTCTTTAGAGGTAAAATTCATAGCTGTTTCATTCATTACATCCATATATGCTTTTTTAGCATCAATTTTTGGTTTAGATGAAAGTTGTGGGGTGGGCATGGCAACGTTCTCAGTAACTACCTGTTTGGGAGAACGAACTGCTTCAAGAAGAATATCTTTTAATTCTTCCTGAATTGCCTCTTTTACAGCTTCTTTGATCATTTTTTTCAATTCTGTCGCTTTCATGCTATCTTTTAGTTATAAATATAAATTAAGTATAAGTTTTTATGGTCTTGGTTTGATTATTGAATTAAATCCTCTATTCCATTCTGATTGTAAATCTTTCTTATCTGGGGTTCTGTATGGGTTTTTTCTTAAACCTCTAATTCCCATATTTTTAGCGGTTTGAACGCCTTGGTTATATGCTAATTCTAATTGTTTTCTTAATTGTTCTTCTCTTTTTAATCTAGCTTCTTCAATTAAAGCTGCTTCATCTGCATCTCTTAAAGCAAGTGAAACTTGTTTATCAATTAAAAATTTAACCCCATCAATTAAAACTTGAGTTGAAGAACTATAAGACCAAGGACCTACAATTTTTTCTCCTTCTCCATTTGTTCCAATTGCTCGTCTTTCTGGGAAAGAGAATTTATTTTCTTTATTTGTATCTAATACAATGGTATATCCTTTATAAACATAAGGATTTGTTGAGTTTGGGTTTAATCTATCTTCTAAGGATTCTCCTTGATCTGCATTAGTGCCGTCTCCAGTTGTACTTGAAGAAGATAAATTAATTCCTAAATTATTAAAGTATTTTTCTTTAGCACTATTTTCATCACTAAGTTCCCAAAATGCCGGAAATTTATTTGGGCGTTTATCTAAACTAGCTTCTATAGCTCTATAATAAATTTTTTCTTGATTTTCATCAAAAATGTATACTTGATCATCTTCAACATAATCTTTAGTTTCGGACCAAAGTAAATCATTATCAGCTTGTTCTTCTAAACACCCTGCAAGTAAACCATCTAATTGAGATAATTTATCTTGAATTTTAGCAATATTGTCAGTTATAATTTTAACTGAGGGGGTTATTTGGCTAACTGTACCTTTTCCTTCTTTAATTACGGTTCCTAAAGTATCTAATGTAGCAGAAAACCCAGTAACCACATTTAATGGAATACCAACCCCAGGAGGAACAGCAGCAGGTATTGGAATTACTTTAATTACATTTACTGCTGTATCTAAACTGGTTAAGATACCATCTATAGTAGACCCAGTACTTGTTATACTCCCTAATGAATTTTGAACTTGAGTTAAAGCTTGAGATAATTGGTTTTTTTTATTTAATATTTTATCTAATTCTGCTTTAGGAGGACAAGATTTTGAAAGTTGTTCAATTAAAGGATCAATTGCAACCTCAAAATTAGCAGCATTTTTAACTGCACTTTTAACTAAATTTTGTATTACTGGTCCTAACATTATAGAGTTTTATTCTGTGTTGAGAGTAAAGTTTTAAGCTGGTTCTTATATAGGTTTAATTTGATTTGAGATTGAACAGCTTGGGCGTTTAAAGGAGCAAAAGGTGATCCAGGTGGTAAACTTATTAAAGTACTTAATTGAGTACTTATAGCAACCATTTCATCTAAAATCTTACCTAACATATCAATTGTTTTATCTCCTAACAATAAATGTTCAGTAGCATCTTTGCTACCTAATAATATAGAATTAGCGTCTACAATATGTTCTTCAGTGTCTATATTAACGCTATCTACGGCATTCAGTGAGACCGATTTAGCCGAAGAAAGCATTATATGATCTGTTTTACTATTAATAACAACGCGATCTGAGTTGATTATAATTTGAGAACCTATGTATGTATCTGGGGCTTCAGGCGCTGAGGTATAGGAATTATAAATTGAACTTGCGGCTTCTAATGGGATCTGTTGTGTTGAAGCCATCCAAATAGAAGAAATATCATTATTAATATCTTCTACTACAGGAATCCAACCTAAATCTCCATTATTAGGATCCTCACCATTTCTTATAATTGTAATAGGATCTCCATCTTCACCAGTTTCAGACCAATTTGTTTTTCCATTTACAGTTGAACCAAAACGAATTGAATTTCCCCATCTACCCTCATGAATAACATCTCCTTCAAAAGGTAATAAAGGATTAATATTTGCTCTTTCAATAAAAGTTTTACCTAAATTAATCTCAGTACCACCATCTGTTACCCTTCTTACAGCACCAGTTTCTGTTTCTTCATAATCACTAGTTACCCCCTCTTCAGCAAAAGAATTAGGTACAGCATTATGATGTTGGCTATTCCAAGTATTAATAGGATTAAAATAATAATACTTTACATCTTGGGGGCCAATTTGTGATAAAGGAGTAGGTAAATTTAAAAGATAAACTATCTCATTTATAAGTGGATAATTTTTTAAATTAGGGAATGCTGGGGTTGCTATTTCTGTACTTGTAGAGGTAGTATTACCTTGATTGACTTGAAGAAAGAAAATAGTACCTATACCATTCCACTCACCATATTCTTTAAATTTTTCATGGGTATCATCTAAAATAATGTCTACAACTCTAGCAGGAATGAATGGAGGGATAGGGGCAGCATTATTATTATTAACATAATCTAAATTACTCCCTAATTGAGATAAACCAAACCTGTTATAATTTACATTCATTACTTTTTCTTATCATGCATTTTATTAATTTCAGCAAGAAGTTGTTCTTTTTCTTCTTCAGAAATACCAAATGAATCATCACCAACTGCTTCAGCTTGTAAAGCACGTTGAACAATTGTAGTCATTCTAATAAGTAAATCATCATTTTTAACACCAATATCCATGTATTCCTTAATTAAAGGAACAATAAGTGTAGCATCCCCAATATCGGAGATTAAAGGTTTTAATTCTGAAATGAGTGCGGAAATTTGGCCTTCTTTTTTCTTTTGGTTATTATAAATTTCCTCCAAAAGATCCGAGAATTTTTTCTTGCCAAATACTATTTTATCTAATTGAGACATAATACATACGTTTAGTTCCGGTATAAATATTAAAAACTAAAAGTCTGTATATCCATGTTCAAGATAAAAGACATAATTATCTTTAAACACATCGTATAAACGATTTGCTATTTTGGTAATTTTAGGGGTTTTTACATCAACAATTTCACGAATGTAAATGTAAAGAGCTTTTTTATTAAAAATATCTAAATTTTCCCTTTTTCTAAATAACTCTAAAATAGCATCAGCTACGGCAGCATCATCTCCTTTTGGAAATAATTTGTAAATATTTTTGGTACAATATTCCACATATTCATCTATAAAATCAGATAAAGGATCTTTGTGATAATGATCATCTATACCATAGGAATATGTTTCATCTTCTTCTAATACTGAAGT